CATACAAACTGTTCAAGTTAATCTTCTTAACCAACTGTCGTTTATCCCAGAATGCAATATCATCATCGGACTCAGCGTCACGCTTCTTTGCTTGTAGTTCTTTACGTTCGGCATACCAACGTTCTAACAATCCTGGTACAATAGCCTTTTTTTCATAACTGAATATAGTACCGTTAGCACTGATCATCCAAGGTTTGTTACTGTCAAATATCAGTCTCCAAATGTCAGCGGCACTCATTATATCACTGCTACCATCTGCTTCCCAGTCTACAGTAATCTCTGTGCCAGGCTCTCCATTCATTACCGCTTGATACTCAAGGCTACCGAACATGTTTTCCCAACTATCAGCAAAACTCTTTCCAGCGTCCTGTTTTTCCTTGATGTACCTGTCTGTCATTATCGGTCTGAGTTGTCCGATGATGCTTTCTTGCGCCATGTTGAGGGCCCTAATAGCACTGGGATAGAGTGAGTTGATGTCGATTGCTCCGATCCAGTCGTGCATCCCTTTTTTGGGATGAGCAACATAGGCACCTGCCGCTTGCGTTTCTCCATGTTCTTCTTTTCCTTTCCTATTAGGTACAACCATACCACGCTGATGTGCCTCATTAATAATAGCCTGCTCTGTAACTGCCACTGCACCCATTGTTGTTTGTAGCAGTACGGTATTATCATGCGCTAGTTCGTTTGCAAGATCTAAAAAACGTAACTTCTTGTCCATCTTGCCTAGCAACGCGGTATCCTGTCGATTGTACTCAATAAAGGTCTTGAAGTCTTTGTTATACAACTGATCAAGTGAGCCTTCGTATTGTGTTTTACGTTCACCTAGTTCGTGTTCACCAATTGCATCTAGTGAATAACTGTGACGTTCTTCGTATGTGTATTTGCGATACAGTTGCATATAGTCCATATGCACTCTGCCTATTAAATCAAATGTTAGATTCTCTGCACCAAAACGTTCAAATGTGCGTTGCTTGGGTAGTTGCCCCCATAGGCACCAACGTCTATTGTCATCGTTGCTAAGTACACGCTTTATGCGCATGACCAAGTAAGGAATATCAAAACCTTCACTGTTCCAACCCGACAGTATGTCAGCATCTTCAATTAAATCTAAGAATGTGCCCAACAGTTCTTCTTCACGTTCGAATAAGAAACAGTTTTCGAAGTCTTTGCATAGTTCTTCTGCACTTTCCCAGCTAAGTCCTTTGGGAGGAATAGCCAGCGTGATCAACTTGTCCATCCAGTCGTTATACACAGTAATTGCAGTTACTGCATTGAACGGATCACTAGGTGGACTGAATCCACGTTCAGGGTCAAAGTCGACCTCAATATCAAAGAAGCATGTTTGCAGTTTAGGTGATTGTTGTCCCAGGTAGTTTTCTTCTAAACAGCGGAACACTGGATTAATATCCGATTCCCATAATCTCTTTCCGCCGTTCACACGCATTTCTTTTTGAAACTCTTTGCCGTTGCGTGTACTGAACCTATTCACAGGGCTACCATACACTGTACGGAACTTGCCCTTTGGATCGTCATAGTAGAACACATAGTTAGCAGGAAACTCTTTGTATACACGTTCCCCATTAACACGCTCCACGACATGTATGCGATCTGCTTTTCTATCAAATAATGCGTCTATGTAACTCATATTACCACCATCCTGATGCTACACCGTATCCGAATATGTTAACACATGCGAACCAGCTGGTCAATAAAAACGGAAAAGGTAAACTTCTACGTAGATATGCAATTGCACCTGTGATACACCCTACAAAGAAACCAGGGTATACCAAGAGCATGTTGGGAGAATCTGCTGTTGCGGCCAATAAAGCACTTGCACCGACAGTTGTTATAAAACTAATCAGCTCGAGATAAAATGCTGTGCGATCACTTGTGTAACTGCTGACCCAAAACTTCTTCATGTTTTTCAATTAAAGGGTACGGCCGACAGTTTCGAGAATCGTGTTTAGATCTTCGTGATCAGCGTTTTCGTCTGTGAGTTTGGATTTAAATGCAATACGCACAGCTTTCTTAAGAATACTGGGTTTAATTTCCATTTCTTCTGCAACTGCTTTGATTGTATCACTCAAACCTGCGCTGAGATCTTCTACTTCTTGCATTACTGCAATACCTTCGTTAACAACCTGTGTGAGTTTTGCTTTTTGCTCTGAACTGAACATTCTTGATGACATTACTGATCTCCTGTTAGTAAAGTATACTATTATACAGTATCTGAACTAATAAAACAAGAGGTTTAGGATATTATTTGGATAGGTTGCAGTAGGTTGGATCTTGGGTAATTGCGCACTTAACTGCATTCATGCCTTTTTGTAATACCCTACCGCCAGCCTCTCGTGCAGTACCTTCTGGGTCTAGTATTACTTTACCAACTGTCCTAGGGCTTATTCCTTTTTGATCAGCTGACTTACCAGTGCTGTAATCAGGTGGTCCTTGTTCTTTCATACCACGTGTCTTAGTAGCAACGTTCTTGGCTTTGCCTTTGCGATTCTTTTTGGGATCTTCTCTACGCTTTTTAGCCGCACTGCTTGAACGGCCTTTCTTGCCTAGTGCTTGTGCTTTTGATTGTGGTAAACACTTTGGCTTACCTTCTTTGCTTGATCCTCTCGCACAGTCGCCACGTATCTTACCATCTGGACCAAAGCGGACCCACTTCTCTTTGAACCATTTCTTTAGGTCTTCACTAACACCATCTTCAAATATCAAGTTGCCATGCTCGTCTAGTGATACTGCATCTGCAGATTCATTTTTAACACAGTTAGGCACACGTTTGCCGAACATGGTTTTCATGCCCTTCTTTTCGTAGCCTTTCCAGCATTTTTCTGTGATAAAGTCTGTTAGTCTCATTTCTATTCTATGCCTAATTAAGTTTTTTTTACGACCCAGGTGACCTAGCGGCATGCCACCTTAGCAAACGTAGTGCCTTTTCAATAATCGTAGCGGCTCTACTAGGACCAACATTTAATTCTTCACCTATCTCTTTAAAGGTCATGTTATGCATGAACCGCATTTCAATTGCATCTGCAAGTCTGTCACTATTAGTGGTTTTACTATTTCTAAGGCTAGTTAACAACTTGTCAACATCCAATTTGCTATCCATTTCTACATTTTCGTTGCTTTTCTTTTTACTGTTGCCCCAGTTCTTAGCACCTTTTTTACGGCACTGTACTAATGCACCACTTGCGTATGCACTAGGCCACACTTTGTAACGACTCTTGACCTTATGGTAGCAAGCGTCTTTCTCACCTGCGGCTTCATCAAACTGTGCTTCGGTCATAATTTCATTGTCGTGTGAATCAATAAACTCTATAAACTCTTCCATTTCTTCACGTGCAATTATGGGTCCGCCCCTGGGATTAAACTTAACTGGTTTTACTGTTTGCGTTGATCCTGCTGTTTGCTTTGATCCATTACGTGCAATTATGGGTCCGCCCCTGGGATTAAACTTAACTGGTTTTACTGTTTGCTTTGACCCCTTTGTTACTGTCTTAACTGGGGGAGTATATGCTTGTGGCGTAGTGCTTTTTGGTTGACTAAGTGAACCATATGCATCACCTATTGTGCCAGTTGCAAGATTTGCATTTCTATCAAGTTGATATTGTGTAGACTTATCTACAATAGGTGCTGGCTTTTGCTTTTTATTTTTTGTGAAGTTATTAATATACACTGTGATTACTCGCTATACTGAGTGAACTGTTTCTTCTGTTGGTTAAGAGCTCTTCTTTGCAGTGCTAGTTGTTGCTTCTCTGCCCTCTTTTGATTACTTGCCGCGGCAAACTGTGCAACAGATGCTGGATCGTTTGGATTAGGTGGAGCCACTGGTTGTTTTGATACTGCCAGTGATTGCTGTGTCAACCCCTTAATTTGTTTTTCAAGATTATCTTCTTGCGAATCAGCTTGCTGTTGTTGTGCTTTTTGATCTCTGCGTAACTGTGAAACTTCTGTTCGGTCCATACTTGACCCACGGCTCATCCCTGATCCAGGAGCACCATACTCTTCAAGCTCTTTGCGTAACTGTTCTGCGATTTGCTCTACAGACTCTTCAGCGGCACCACCACCTACAAGTTTTCCCTGGAGTGGGTGCTTTTGGTAAGGAACTGTACGCTTGGCAATCTTAACTGCGTCTGTACCACGAACTTGATCACCAGGTATTTGTTTAGGCGTTGCCTTTTCGCCAGCAAATGGATAGTTGTCGTCCATTTTTTCCAGTAGATCTTTCATCGAGCTCATTTGTTGTACACGCCTTTGCCAAATTTAACTTTGCCCTGCTTGCTACTGTTTTTGTAGGTGTTCGGTGTTCTACCAAGACCAATTGCTTTTTCAAATCCTGTACCACCATCACCAGTTGGTGCTGTAGCAACAGAGCCTGCACCTGTGGCACCTGCACTTGCTGTTTCGTCTAGTATCTTGTCCATTGCATATTCTGCACCTTCTGGAACAAAATCCATCATAGCATCTGATGATTGGCTAACTTGCTCATATTCTAAGTGATGCTTAACACTACTTAGATAATCAGTTGCTTTGGTAATTTTTGCTTGGACCCAACCTTCAAGTCCTTCTCTTTCACTTATGTTTTTAAGCATGCGATGAAGTTCGATAGCATATTGTGCGGCATTATATAACTGACCACGTGCCATCTGTACTTCGTGATCTCGGTGCATTACTTCTGCATCGTTGGCTATAGCACAATCTGCTTCGTTAATAAAATCTTTAGTTTTCATAGTTTAATACCTGTAATAGTTATATTTAGCTCTGTTTAAGATCGCAAACGAAAGTCCACTGCCTGAGATCGTACCCGTCTTTTCCTGGCTGTTCGGGTTGTTCTTTGTTGTCTATTAGCAGATTGTTTAGTTTAAATTCACCATGTGTTGACACATTTTCAATTTTTACCACATGTGTGCCAGGCGGTAAATCACACACAAGATTTTCTTTTATATATGTTTCGTGACCTGCCCATACAAATGTACGTTCGGTGATCAAGTGACCATCAACAAATATTCTATAAACTGGAGGAGGCTCATCATGCCAGGCCGCTTTAACATCAAACGTCATAGTTCGATGTTGTGTGGTATCCATTACTCTCTATTTCCGCAATAAGGACAAGGTTTACCAATTGGTATATATACCAACGGGTGCCCATCCCAGCTCTCGTTGCCACCACTGCATGACCATTGTTCTGTTGCAGTGTTAGTCATTGCTTCTTTTGTCCCAGTCATAGCTAACTTCGTCGTCAGTAATTGGACCGCCTTTTGCCCATGTGTGGCATGTTCTTAGACTGTGGCATTTGAATTGGTGCATCCAACAGTAACCTAGTCTACCACCATCTTCGCTCACGGGACCCGGCATGCAGTCTTCCATGCGTGGACTTATATCGAATGCTACACAGTTTCCGCAAAGTGATTCTTTAGCGGCTTCTACAGTAGTGTCCCATTCTTTTGCAACACCTTCCCAATAATTGCCAGGCTCATCAATATTAAGTGGACCGTAGTTATACTTTTCTTGTGCAAAGTCTCTATTAACAGTGTTAACTTCTAAGTCTTGTGTTGCAATAGGGCAACTTGATTTTGCTTCTTCTATAATTTCTAATATTCTCATTTTTTCTTCCCTGCACAATGTGCTTTTTGACTAAATCCCTTAGGGTTATTACAGTCGATACTTTTCTTGTACTTTGCACTCCACTTTTCTTTAAGTGTTGCAATCTCTTCGCCGAGACTGGTGACTTTTGCGCCCAGTCCCATCTTCGCTAACTGTCTATTGGTTTCACCTGGTCTAATGTCTTTGGTTAAGCTCATACTATAGCGTGGATCTTTTGCTTGCCCTTTGCTTGCAATTACACCTACACCACCCATCTCATTCACTGTTTCGGTAATCTTATCCAGTACACGACCAACTTCTGGATCGTCTCTGCCATACATTTGTTTTAAAAATTGGGAACGCAGTTTCGGATCTTTTCTAACTGCGTTCCAAGCGGCTCTAGTCTGTGTGCCGTGGCTAACATCGACAGTTTCGTCACCTAAGGTGATCTGTTTATTGCGTTCGTCTGCAATGATTACATAGCCATGTCGATCTGCGGTTTCAGCTTTTTCAAAACTATCAAACATCTTGAAATAACTTGGCGAACCGTCTTTTTTAGTTGAATCTGGATTGAGTCTATTCTTGTCGGGACTACCTACTACTGCAACAAAGATAGTATTTTCTGGGTTGAATTGCTGGGGTAAAGCGTATGGGTTTGAAACTTCTATAATGCGATCACTAGGTACACCAGCCGCATTCATGAATATGGTTTTGTCGGAAAAGTTAAATGGGCTTTTAGCGCCGTCTGTTTTGTTGCTGGTTGCAATATAAACATTATCACGTCCAAATTTGTTTTGGAGTGAGTTAAACACTTCTTTGTGTCCTAAGTGAAAAGGTTGAAAACGGCCTGGATATACCACTACCACTTCCGGGCCGTTGTTCTCTTTTACATAGTTTTCAAATAAATTAGCAATAAACATTGATCTTCCGCTCTATTGCTATATTTAGCTTACAAGTTCTCTAGTAGCCAAATGTAAAATGGGCTTTCGAACGGCAGTGTCCATTTGCCGTTCCATCCCATGTTTACACAACTTTTAACAACTTCGTCTGGCTTGTTGCCTGTTTCTGCTAAAACATGATTTACATAATCACGCGGATAAATCGGATAATATTCACTTAGGGTCCATTTGAGTGTACCTAAATCAATTTCATCTATCTCAATACTATCTATATTAAGGAGAAAATCGCTAATTATTTCTCCGTTTTCGTCTGTTACAGTATCGCCATAACCTTTGTTAAGCAGTTCTATTTCCAAACATTGTGGGCCTTCTGTTACTGATGATTCGAACTCTACATACTCTGTCTCGCTAACACCAGTACTAAGTACACCAAACACTTTGCCTTTGCCATTTATACCGATTCGATATTGCGGCTGTTTGTCTGGGTTAGTTCCACTTAAACCAATTCTAAATTTTAGCTTTTCTGTTTCAGCCATTATAGCCCTTATCCGTTAATTGTTGCCTTTTGACCCCTGCTGGCCATATCGATAGCATCGTTTAACACTCCACCACCTGGCACGTGTTCATTCCTAGCAAAGTCTGGCATCTTGCTGAGATCACCTGTAAATTCATAGTGTCCAATATGGTTAAGCAACACTTTACCGTGTGCCCAAATCTCACCACCAATTGCTGACCAACGTCTACAGAACAACCAGTCCTCACTGAGGTAGTGTCCTTTTTCGTCAATTTTACAGTCAAAGATACTGTACATGGTAGGTTCAAATTGCTTACCTAATCCAACGTCATCAACGTACTTGCATTCTGGATGCGCATCACATAACTTCTGGTATACTTCTTTCTTGAATAATAAGAAACCAGTGCCCATTGTGTCCACAGTAAAGACATCGCCTTGTACTTTGGTTTCAGGCTTAAGGTTAATTACATAGTTTACCGGCAATGCTTTCTTAGGATACAGTCCGCCAATAACTTCTTTGTTGCAAGCCATCATTTGTAGAATGGACTCTGGCTGGAATCTAATATCAGCATCGATAAACATAAAGTGTGTAGCACTCTTGTTGGTCATCATTTTGGCCATCAAGTTGTTACGTGCTCGTGTTACTAATGACTCGTTAACCATGGTATCTAGAGACCAGTTAAGTCCTGCCTGTTGTGCAAGTAGAATAAATCTTAACAAACTTGTCATAGTGGGTTCACTTACCATTCCACCATAACAGGGAATACCAATGTGCAGATGACATTTCGAAAAGTCAAACTGCTGTCCTTGTGGAACTGCACTGTTAACTTGTTGTTGCTGTTGTTCTTCTTGACGTTTAGCGGCTGCCGCTTTGATCATGTCTACTGCATTAGCCTGTGGGGAGGATGTTGCTGGCTTCTCGGCTGCCGCTTTGATTGCCGCAACCGCACTAGCCTGTGAGGACTTTCCTGGTTTCTTTTTTGCCATTGAACTCTTTCTATTTGATTGTATTAAATTTATGCTTTGCTTACTTCAACTATTACACCTTCGCCTAGTAACTGTTCTGCAACTTCTGCTAATTGTGTTTGTATGTCTGCACTTACAACTGATTCAGGGGTCGTGTCATCTTTTACTAGTTTGCTTACGGTGATAACTAAAACTTCTTCATGTACTTTAGCCATTGTTGTTTCCTTAATTTTAACTATTTATCACCTACTTGTACCATCTCGGAAACTTCTCTAACCATGTCTGGGTCAATTAATCTTAACATATTCACAACGCCAGAATCGTTAGTGTAAAAATAACAACCCCAAATCCATTCGTGATCTTTGGTTAACTGGTGTTGTGCCATGTTTGGCATGTGTATTTCCTCACCGATCCCTAATAGATAATTCCATATAGATTCTTTGATGTCTTTGCTGAATTTTTTATCCTTGAGGGCAATTTTGTAACGCCACTTGGGCTTACGTTTTCGTAAGATCTTGTTGTCAACAAGTAGCGTTTCTGCTTGTTTGCTCTGTGGACCACTAACGCTTTTAACTGAACTGGGGTTATCCAGCAGTTCACACAGCTCTTTTAACTTTTCCTCAGTGCATGCATAAATGTCCACGTATGGTTCCTCGACACGCACTTTAATATTGTGTGAGTGACTGCGCATCCTCATTTCTTGTAGCGTTTTTAACTGAGTTATATCTGCTTGACTAACCCATTCTTGCACTTTTGGACTGTACCAACTACCACCGTAGTTGTAGTGACCTATTACCAGTTCTTTTCTGCTTTTTAAACTTCCTGCAATGTCCGGACATAGTATACTACGACATCCAGGAGCAAACACAGTCATTTTGTACAAGAACGCCTTGTAAAACTTCTTGTGTGTAGACAGAATTTCTGTCTGACTAGCTCTATTCTTCCAGTATAATAAATCCATCATCGTCTACTTTGTGTGTTGTGTTTTCTGGTGAGTCTACAATAAAGGTAAATTTATCATCTCGAAAGTCTACAGTTATAATGCTACCGGGCACAATGGGCTCAAACAACATTTTTTTACTCAATGGAACTTTTATTTCTTCGTTCATTTTGCGTTGCAATGGCCTTGCTCCCATCTTGGGATCAAATCCTTGTTCAACAAGTTCACCTATTGCTGGTTCTGTAAGTTTAACCTTTAGATTTTTATCTAGTAGTAAATCATTAATTTCTACTAGATACTTTGTTACGATCTTACGCATGCTTAGTTCGTCAAGTTTCTTGAACTTCACAGTCCCGTCTAGTCTATTCCTAAATTCAGGAGCAAAGTACTTCTTAACTGCTTTGTCATCCTCGCCTGTTTTTTGTAGTTCGTCACCAAAGCCTATTGTGTTATTTTCGTTGTCTGCGGCACCCAGGTTACTGGTAAGGATAATAACTGTGTTACGACAATTTGCTTTCTTACCGTTGCTTGAGGTAATCATTCCTTCATCCATCATCTGCAATAGCACATTAGTAACATCTGGGTGTGCTTTTTCTATCTCATCCATTAATATAACACTGTTTGGATTCTTTTCGATATCACTAATAAGCATACCACCACCTAAGTTTCCGTCATCGTAGCCTACGTACCCTGGAGGTGCGCCAACTAACTTTGCTACAGTGTGACGTTCTTGGTATTCGCTCATGTCGTAACGTAATAACTTCATGCCTAGGTTTTCTGCTAACAGTTTAGCAAGTTCTGTTTTGCCTGTGCCTGTTGGTCCTGTAAACAAGAAACTACCAACGGGCTTGTTAATTGCTTTCAAGCCAGCTCTACTTACATATATTTTTTCCAATACAGTGTCAACTGCTTGATCCTGTCCGTACAGTTTTTCTTTTATAATCGCTTCGAAGTTGACAATTGCTTTCTGGTTTCCAATTTGGTCAGCAGGAATCTTAGTCATCTTAGCAATGCTGTCAATAATATCAGCTCTAGTAACTGTCCAAATAGCAGTGCTAAGTTTTAACCTGGCACATGTGCTGTCGATTAAATCAATTGCCTTGTCTGGCAGTTTTTTATCTGTTTGGTATCTGACACTAAGATCAACGGCCGCATCAATTGAAGCATTTGTTACTGTACCACCATGGAACTTTTCAAATACACTTTTCAGCCCTGTAAGTATTTCTTTTGCTACTTCTGCTGTAGGCTCATCAACAGTAATACGCTGGAATCTGCGCATCAATGCACGATCCTTTTCGAAACTATTTGAATACTCTTCCCACGTTGTAGAAGCCATTACTTTGATCTTGCCTTTGCCGATCGCAGGCTTTATCATGTTACTGAAATCTACACTTGCGTTTGCCCCTGTAGAGCCTGCACCTTTCATTTGGTGTGCTTCATCAATGAACAGTATTGCCTTCCCTTTAACAGTTAAGGCTTTAATAACTTCTTGTACTTTTTCTTCAAAGTCTCCTCTGTACCTGCTACCAGCAAGCAACGAGCCTATGTCAAGATTGTAAACAACGTAACCTTGTAAGAACTCCGGAACAGTATTTGCTTCGATTGCTAGTGCAAGCCCTTCTGCAATTGCAGTCTTGCCTACACCCGGATCTCCAATTAGTAACACATTATTTTTATTCTTACGAGCCATAACTTCTATGATCTCGTTTGTCTCAAATTCTCTGCCAATGACAGGGTCTATCTTTCCTTCTGCTACCTTTTTGTTAAGGTTGTCACAATAGTGTTCTAAAATTCTTTCTGCTTTGCTTGCATTAACTACTTTCTTATTTTCGCCATCTGCATTAACAAGTGCAAACAGTTCTAACATTTTTTCACGTGTCAGCCCGTGCTTTACAGCAAAGTACTGTGCAAAACTATTTGTTTCTGATTGTATACTTAACAGCAAGTCCATTAACTGTAGCTGTGTGCGCCCGCTAAACAATAGTTGAGTCAAAGCTCTGTTAAATACTCTTTCGAGCGCATGTGTTTTTCTTGGTTCACAACCTTGGACCACTAAATCTTCTTGTTCAGAAATATAAAGGCTTAAATCTGCATCTATTGTTTTTACATCGATTTGAGATTTTTCAAACAGAACGCATAGCGGCTCGTATCTAATCATGGCTAACATTACATGTTCTACTGTGATGTATTCATGCTCGTAGCTCTTTGCTAGTTTTGTTGCTTCTTGTACTACATAGTCTATTTCAGGATTTGTTTGTAACATAAAAATATTTAGTGCTAAAGGTTATTGATTGTGCGTAAAGTTTGCAGTTGCTCACCAGTTAAATCTGTCGGAATAACTATGTTAATAACTATTATCAAACTTCCCCTACTAGATTGATTCATTGTATACAGCCCGTTGCTGGGAATCTTAAACTTCTTGCCATGCTGTGTACCAGCAGGGATGTTCATTTCAAATGTTTTGCCACTTATACTTGTAACACTTATCTTAGTACCTATTATAGCATCTATTGCATTTATGTCAATGGCGTTGTACAAGTCTAACCCATTGACAGCAAAGTCTGTGTCGTTTTGCACTTGCACTTGGATGTATAAATCACCTTGTGGCAACTGTTCAAAAAAACTATCGCCTAGTTGTGGGTATTTAATAGTGCTTCCGGGTACTATTCCTCTAGGAAGTTTTACATTAACCGTTTGCCTTTGGCCATTGGTTGTTTGCACACTTATTGTCTTAGTTTGTGCGTCTAGTGTACTACTTAACGGCACTACTAATTCTACTCGTAGGTCTTTATTCTTTCTAGGTTGCTTAAAACCACTAAAAGGATCTTGCCCTCTTGCAAACCCAAAGCCAAAGTTACGCAACATCTCATCAATGTCTGGATGTTGTCCATTATTGATGTTAAACCTAATGCCACCTGGATTTTGTCTTTGCATGTCATACTGCTGACGTTTTTGTTCGTCACCTACAGCATCGTATGCAATTTGTATTTCTTTGAATTTTGTATCGTCACCATTATTGCGGTCAGGATGATGTTGCATCGCGAGTTTGCGATATGCTTTTTTGATATCATCTTGGGAGGTATTTTCTGCTACGCCTAGTGTTTGATAATGGGTCATGAAAGTATCTTATATAATAACCAGAGTATAAAACTTAATCCTAGCGACATAAAGGCTATTACTAGCCATAACAGGAGTTTTATTTGTGTCTGCATTTTCATTAAGATACTATTATATTATAAAAACAGGGCATAGTCAACTAAGACTTGCCCTGTTGTGTTACTAGTTGTGTCCCGGTGCCTTTACTTCCACAAACATTTCATGCTTGCGCTTAACAGGGTTATACTTGCGAAACTTTACTTTTTGACTTTTTAAGTTCTTAGTCTTTTGTAAAGTATAGTGATACGTGTGACTACTTCGAGTTTCACCTTCTGGTATTAGATATACAATGTCCTTACGTCCTGCCATTTAGGCCTCCTATTTTGTGTTTTTGCTCTCAAACGCACTCTTGCCATAAAAGGCAGCAACAATAGCGGCAACTGAAACAAAGTATGTTGGAGCCATATCGCCCAACACTCCGCTGGCCTTGCCAAGACCAATCAATTCAGCAATGACTACTGAGAATGGATACAACAACATTCCAAATAGTGCAAACCATGCCATGTTACGTTGTGCGTCACGCATTGCATCTGCATCTTCTAAACGCTTGCGTTTAAATTCAAGATCCATTGCCATTTCTTCTGCGGAGATGTGTCCGTCTCCGTTAGCGTCCAATTTAGTCGCTAGATCTGAATCGATTGTAACTGTTTTCTTATCTGCCATTTACTTATCTCCTTTATATGTTCTTGTTATAGTTTTCTAAGTTGGCAACATACTCAACCATTGAATGATCTCCAAAGTTGTCTATTTTGCCTTGTTTAAGTCCCATCCACATGCCGCGGAAGCGATCTTTTACAAGTTGCCATCCTGACGGATTGCGTACTTGGCCGTATGCGTTCATGTAGTGTCTTTCACCGTGGTGTACATATCCCATACACCATAGTGGCACACGAGTAACAATATCGTTGTTGTTTTGCCAACGTATGTGTTTTACTCCTAGTGTTTTAACATACTTGCGCCATCCTACCCGTGGTGAACCATATGTGTATAACTCGTATGGGTTTTGTATGTTACGCTCATAAAAACACCTTGACGCCATGATGGTTGCCATTGCGGCTCCTAGGCTATGTCCACAAAACCACAGTGTATTGTTTGTGTTAACTGTGCGACTGATATCTTCTAGTATCATTGGCCAAAGCTCGTCTACTTCTTTCTTAAAGCCTTTGTGTACACGCCCAATGGTCTCTGCCATGATAGGCAACGCACGTAGGTCTGCTTTGATGTCGTTAAATTCTGTTGGCTGTGTGCCGCGACAAGCAATAACTAAGTCGTGTTTGTTTTGAAAACGATAAGCCTGCGCACCGTCAAAGTCGTAAAATTCTACTGTGGTAAAGCCCAGTTTCCTGGCTTTTTTCTTTGCATCTGCAAGCTCGTCGTAGGCGATTTGTGCTAGTTGTGCAAATATTAACGAACGCTGTGGTATCGTTTCCTGTAGTAATGGTTTGGTGGCCATTGTGTTAAGCTCCTTTTCATATTTTTATTTTTCTACTTCTTCTGCTTTCTTCGGTGGTTCATAATACAATTTGTATTTTATCAGCATTTCATTCTGCGTTAAGATAAAGTTACGTATCTGCGCAAAGTTTAGACTAAGTGTTTTATACCCGTTTTCTGATAATGCAAACAGCACAACATTGCCGCCTTCTGCGCCAAGCTCTTCCCATACTTTGTCAATGTTTTCTGGTGTTACAATACGCCATTTCACTGATTCTAATTTTAATGGGTCAGGCATAGGTAAATCCAGCGGTGTTTTTTCTACCGGCTTGGTTACTACCTCAATTGGCTTTACATCAGGCTCTTTGTCAAAGAGACTAAATGTAGCACACCCTGCTATACTACTAACGAGGAGGAGTATAGTTGGGATTTGCCAAACTCGGGCAAATACTGTTTGATTTGCTTTTCTTTGTAGCATTTTTCTCCGCTTCTGTTAATGTACCACCTGACGCTATTTCTAAACATCTCATAGCATCCAGTGATCCGTTGTTGATGGCCCTTTCAACAAGCCCTGGCTTTTTAACTGCTGTTCCGCCAAAGTCACGCTTCTTGCCACTCTTTGTTGTTTCAAACTTATTTTCTAGTGTTTTATAGTCTGCTTGTTGTGCTTTGATCTTAGTATCAAGATCTTTGTTAATTTCTTTTATTTGTTCTGCTTCACGTTGCATCTGTGCTATTGCTTCTTGCTGTTCCTGCATTGCCTGTTCCATCTTGCGGCCGTTTTCTTGGCTTACAGCAAGATTAGCTCGCAGTCCTGTTACATACCACAAGCCGTACCCAATACCACCCAGGATGAGTAGTATAAGAACTAACTTAATGATAAATCCTACTGACTTTGCTGTTCCTAACATAATTTTATCCTAATAGTCTACTTCGAAAAATTTTTCTCTATATTCGTCTAATAGAGATTTTTGATCTGTTATGTTTTTTACTTTTAAAAAATTTGCTATGTCATTAACGATATCATAACCATTTAAAATGCTATTAAATTTAATTTCGTGACAAAGCTCGTTCTTACTTGGTACATCATACACCCAATCACTTAACGGATCGTTGACTATATCAACGTCATTGGGGTTACATAAAAATTCTGGATGAATATCTCCGGCCTTGAATTCTTCCCAGGTTGGATGACTATCTGCCCTACAAAAATTATACATCTTTTCTGACATCGCTGACAGATGTTTCTCTATATCAAAATCATCTAATTTTTCTACTGTGTGCCTTTTTTTTCTCAGCGCAATTATATCATCTTTTTCGTATGTGATGTATAAAACTTTAAAATTTTCTTCGGTAAGTTTGGTTAAGAGTCTTGTGCGCAAAATAGATAAATTGTCAACTGATACAAGAACACGATTTAACCATCTTTCTTCTATGTGTAGACTTATCATGTTGTTAACAAAATGTCTACTCGAGTTATCAAATATATCTTCAAGTTCCTCACTGACAGACTTCATTGATAAATCCGGTTGTGTTAAGTTTAAGGCAATGGTTTGCACCAGGTAAGAACCTGTATATGCGTTAGGTTCTACTATAACAGTATTCATGTTACGTAACTAACCCTTGCTTGTACACAGTTTTACCATCTTCTTTTAGTGCTGTGAGAATGCTTTTACGTTGAAAAGTCTTTGAGTTATAACTTACATGTACCCAACCTGAATCAGGAATACCTGGTGTGTAAAACTCCAGGATCACTTGGTCAAAGTCTGTGTTGTCCACGATCCATTGTGCAACTTCTGCGTTTGGCACACCAGGAACTTCGATATCCACCGCTTCACCTTTGCAATGCTGTGAACGACTGCTTCCACCTACTGCTTCATTTAAGGCTTGGCCACGATAGCCACTGTTGATAACAGTAGGACCAAAGTTATCTCTAACTTTTTGTACCACGTTTTCAAATAGTCCCTGGGCGGCTTTTAAATGTTCGTCATTGGGTGTATTGTCAATGCCTTGTCTTAGTGCTGTTTGTGATTTTGTAAATTCTTGAAGTGAAAAGTTCTTTGATAGTTTCATTTGTTATCCTATAAAATTGACATAGCAACATTGCAACTCTTTACAATGTTACGTAATAGATTTTCGTTTCCTGCGCAACTCTCTGCTGCCTGTACATCTCGTATTTCTGTTAGCAAGTAATCACGTTCGTCCTTGTTGAGGTTACCTGCTTTGTATTCTTCTGATATCTGTTCTATTGTTTCTTCTAGTTCATGCTTGGCCATTATCTATTCCTCCATGCTTTTGCAACAGCATCAATTCTGCTGTTGGCTGTTTTCTTACCTATTTTACAAAATACAGGATTTGTGTTTGTGGACAGTTTGGTTATGTGCGCACTTAATCCTTGTAAGTTTTCCAGTTGTTGATCATAACGATATTGTGCATAACGTTCTAAATGATCAACCATACCTTGTATATAAAACCAGTCTGGTGCATCACAGTTGATACGCTCAATCGCCAAGTCTATACTCACAAGACGGTCAAACATCATCACGTCATGATCTTTGGGCATCCATGTATAAAATTGTGTTTGTGCTTTGTCTACTGTAGAGCAACCCAACAATGTTGCTGTGAGCAACATGGTTACTAATAATCGCATTTTCTCACCCTTTAATTGATAACAACTGTATTTAGTTTATCAAGGGTGTGTTTGGGGTCATTTATTATTTTTTTAGATTCTAGTAGTTCGAGGTATAGGAACTTTTGTTGCTGTGATAATAGATTCCATGCTTGTGCATGTACTGATACCGTTAATGTTGTAGGCAAACTCATTTCGTGATATATTCTATCAAATTCGTCGACCTGCCAGTCTGCCAAATTTACGCAATCCCAGTCTTGTGTGTTAGAATAAAGCAAAGTACTATTTCCGTATCGATATTGTACATAAGCTGAATAAAGATAAAATTCAGTAATTAAGTCCGGGTATCTGCATTTGGTTTGGAAAAAGTCATCAAATGTTGTTTCAAAATTTGACTCTATGTATGCGATCATACTTCTAACAGTATCGGTGTGCATTACAAACGGAACACCACCAGGTCCGATTGCTTTTGTAAAAGATATATCAAACATCTTTTCTAAAGATTGTTGTGCTTCTACAAATTGAGGAAATATGTTTATTAGACGTGAATTACATTTATCGCCAGTAAACATAAGCTGAGATGTGCAAGGCTTAACAAACAGTGTCTTAGCATCTAATATTATAACCCACGGCATCAAGCAACGTGAAACAGATAATAGTTTACACAACTGTTGATTCTCCCATCCGTTTATCCTACATGTGTATCCGTAAACAGAATAAGGAACTATTGTTACTATGTGTTTATACTTCCCCCACCACGACTTGTCTATTAGATCACAAACACTGTCGTTGTCGTTCACAACAACAGTTATACTGTTTATGAAGTTATCTTCGAAGTATGTGTCAATGGATTTGGCTTGTAACTCAAGGAGAGATATCTCAAGTCGATAGACCACCGTGACTAAATCAATCATGCAGTTATTTAAAGGATTCCGGCCTGGGCTCGTAATTTTTGTGTGCGGTCGTTCTTTTCAGCTTTGGTGTTTACTGTAACGCCAGCGGCAGTACGCATTTCGTCGAGTTTTTTATCTGTGCCATATCTTGCACGATAATCCTGTTTACTTAATGGGACCATCTGCGCAATGTTTTCTTCAGTCAACTCATGGTCTGTTTTATCTGAACGAATACGCATCTTCCACTCACCAATTTTTTGTCCTGTGAGATTAAGGACGTCATTGACCATTTGCATAACCTGATCAGGTAAATCTTTTGTGCGTTCTATTTCAACGAATACCAAGTAATCGCCATCTTCTAATTCACCAGCACTAATGTCAGCATCAATACACCACTCGTAACCTTTTTCTATAAAGTTAACAAGATCCTGTGCAGGTAACTTCCCAGTTACTTTATAACTTACAACACAAACATCTTCATCCTTGCCCATTTTGCTTTCGTACTCGTCAAAATGTAAAGACGGTGCAACTAATCGTGCTAGGTCGTTTTGCTCTAAGCCTTCAAATAGTTTAGTCATTCATCTGTCCGTCTGGGTTGTCATCTGCACCACTACTAGCAGTTCCTTGTGCCTGGCCGTCTGTTTTGTACATGTTGTCGTCTAAGCCTTCTTCGTAACTTGCTTCAATGTCCTCTGCGTCAACGCTACCACTAATAAGTTCAACACTGCCTTGATTAATCTCTTGCATAAGTTGTTTAGGCATAACAATTTCAACTAGCCAAATTGGTGTCTTGGATAATTTAGGCATCTTGGTGCCAGGTGTAAAGTCATCTGGACTTTTTACTTTTATTGGATATTCAAATACGTCTTTACGATATTTAACTTTACAACCGTAATCTAGTAGACGCTCGCCGGCACGTGGGTCAGGCATTGCCTTATAAGGCCACATAAAGGTGCAGGTAACAAAGTAACGCTCGTACTTCGGACCTTCTACCAGTTCTCCGTTTTTCCAATTAGCAAACGCATAACAGTCAAGTTCGTCAATTACACGTTCAAAGTCTAACAGTGTTGCAACTGAACTATCAGTCATTTGAAGAGCTTTAGTATTTTCTATAGCATCTTTAATATGTAAATTCTTTTTTTCCATAAATGTATTCCAGTACTACTTATTTAGCCTGTATTGTTTTACTAGGTTGTTAACAGTTGTGGGGAAATTAACAGGGCCTATGGGCAATTTTATCTTAATTAATTTTTCAATTTGGCTGTTAATATAGCCTTCATGAATAACATCTAACTCATGTATCTTGTAGTCTTTGTTTTGTAGTATGTTGCTTATTATTATTGCAACCTTTTCCTTGCTATCCTTATACGGTTGTTTATTAAGAAAAGTAGTGTGTAAGTTTTCTATATTAAAACTTTTAAAATTTAAATTAAAGTATTCTTTAATCTTGTTAATTTCTGCTATAAACTTAGTTTGATCATAGAAACTTTGATATGGTAGATGATATATATTTTTGCCAGCCAAATTGGGCCAGGCAGGGTTGTATATTCTTAAGCATTTTTGAAACCCATTATTATGATTTGTGGGTGTTATTTGATTAAACATGTTTTTAAAATAATCCCTTAATATGTTCTTAGGGCAATCAGGGTTTTGTTTGTCTAGACAAAATAATTTACCCTCTTGCGTTAGCGCATCCTCCCAGCAGTCAGCAGAAAAAACAGTGTCGGCGTTATTATAATCAACGTTGTTATACATTATATTAATATCTGCGAGCATAGTATCACCTAACCCTATTTTTCTCCCTTTTAATTTATGATAGGTATTGGTTTGTAAGAAAGCTGGGTCGCACCCCCTATCACCACCTCTGTGAAACTGAAGTTGAATAATAGGCAGTTGATCCTCTTCCTCAACTGTTATTCTAATAATATTGTCACTTAAGGTGAGTGGTTTGCCTTCAACCCACCATTGCTTTTTGTTTAAATTAGGCGCACTCCAATGGCCGCATGCGACAAGCATATTTAGATCGCTGAAACTGTGTGCTGTTCCTAAATCAGTAAAAGGATGATCCATTGGTATTTTATCACCCAACAATAATTTATTAATTAAAAATGATAGATAATGGCCATGGGTCCCCCCAATAAAATCTATTTCTATATTCATATATTAAAAAATGTAGATATCTCGTCTGGAATCCAAGGATCTTGCATACGCTCTGGGTGCCATACTATTCCAGCTAATGGTGCTCTGTTGTCTATCCATGCTTCGCAATTGCCATTCAAGTCTGTTACTAATGTGGTCGCTGTGTTGTGCGGTTCTACTATTCCCCAAGAGTGGAAACTGTTTACTGTTTTTAAGTCACCAAAGTAGTTAACAACATGCTCTGTGTCTGTATGTTGCTCTACTTCCATTAACTTTCCGCCCATTAATTCTGTTAGCAAGAAGGCTCCATGGCATATACCTATTATAGGTTTATGTTTGGCTAACATGTGTGTGGCTAATCTGGTCTCTGTCACTCTACGAACTGTGCTATCATCACCGCCTGTGATAATAAAAGCATCTAGTTCTTTTGAAAGTTTCCCAAAGTCTAATTGATCTGGATTATTTGGGACAGCAAAGAGCGTATGATCCTTTAGATATCGGTACCAACCTTGATCTAGTGAATCATACGCTCTATTTTTGTGCAACAGGACTCTTTGACTAAGTCCTATACGCATATTACCAACCGTAAGCGTCTGCTACAAGTTGACGACCTTCTTCTGTAGGAGTTGTGTTTAAGCAACTTACTTGATAAAGGTCTTTACGCATTTCAGCAACTAAGCCTAAAATACGTGCTTGCTCGTCATCGCTACCAGCCAATGACGCCAACTTACGTGCTCCAATTGTTGCGTGGAATCCTTCGTCACGTGCAATTTTTGCGTATGCACTTGAGATGAATTCGTCTTCAATTGAATCTGCCATTTGGTCCCAAACTGCTTCTGCACGACCTTCAGCTACTAACTGATAGGCAGCAAGAGCGGCTGGATCTGTGTCAGCACCATACTTAGCTAAAAGGCTTGCACCTTTAGCAGTTGGCTTTGCTTGTTCAGCGGCAATAGCGGCGTTAACGTCTAACTCTTCGCCTGTGATGTGCTCAATAACATCTTTAACTAGTTTAAAGTGTACAGCTTCATCGTGAGCTTGTTTTGTTAAAAGTTGTAGTTCTTCTGCATCTGCATCAGCAGGCATGTTAGCAACCTGTTGAGCAATTTCTACCATGTTCATACGCTCGTTAACCATACGACCGATGAAATGTTCTACTAATTCAGACTGATCTGGCTTGCTGTCAAAGTAGGACTTAACGTTGAGTTGACTAGCACGGAAAAGTGCTTGGTTGTCAGCAACAATGTCTTCTACGAATTTCTTTGCGTTCATTTTTGTATACTCCTCTGTATCGATACAATATTATTTATGTTTTTTTGGTTTAAGCCACGGGAAGATTTAGATTGGATGCCTGACCATACTTCTTGATCTAACCAATATTCTTGTACATACTTCACGTACTTGTGGTTTGCATCTGTATCTATAAATTTATTTATCTTATTTTGATTAACTTCGACAGGGAAGTTTAAAATTTTACTGATCCACTTCAAGTAATGCTGTTTGTGCAGGAAAAATGCTTCGTGGTCTAAAAAATGCACACTGTGGTCACTTGCAAGTAGCGTGTTGTAGTAGTAGTCCTGTGCTATAGGTGTTGTTACTTCTCCACGCACACGTTTTTGCTGTTCAGCATTTATGTTTTGATCACGCACAATAATAGCAATTTCAACATCTACACCTAGTTCACGGCTACGGTCAGCAACTTCTAATATTTTAGGCACATAGCGTACACCATCATACATAAACGGGCAACTAACATTAGCAAGGAAATAGTTCTTGCCTGTAAACTTTTCTGCTGTAAGTCTTTCTGGGTAGACCCAGTATTCAGCAAACGGCTCTAAGTCACTTGGTACCCAGTACTTGTCTACCAGTTCTTCCCACCCTTCGACATCAGGATGTAGACTCAACAGTCTGCCAAACAAGTGGTTGCCTGACCCTTGCGGGCCCGTGGTTATTAATAATTTTTTATTTTGCATAGCGTTGCTGTCCAACGTAGGTCCTAATTTTTAATGGATTAACTTCGTCTGTTGGGCCTGTGCCTGAATCGGGTGCAAATACAAATAACTCAACATGCTCACCTTTTTGACAGCAGAAGTTGTGCAGTGTATTGCGTGGCATCCAAAAAACATCTCCTGTTTCGATATCAAATATTTCGTCATTATCTAACTCAATATGACCACTGCCACGCAGTATCAGTCCGATACGATGACTAGGATGTGTATGCAGTGTTTGATACATTTTGTTTGGGAAATGCACGTAGTTAACTACAGGATCTCCTAGCCTACTAGGGTTAACTGCTGTAGTATTTGTACCACCATCCATGTAACTTAAATTTCCAACACCGAGATCATTTTGCAGGTAGTAACGATTTTCTAATAAGTGTATGCCTTTGTACTCTATTACCACGGCGTGACTATCTTGATTGCACTCGATGGTAAATTCGTTGTTAACTCCAACCGCTCCCATAACGTGATAAAAGACTGCATCGTTACTTAGGTACGTGGCATTACGTAGTAGCACATAGTATGTTCCGTCGGTTGCAGGAAAACTACGCTGTTCATTGGGTTCTAATTTAGTTAGCTTTAACGGCCAACGGTCTTGTGTAACAAATTCATTTTTAACGTGTAGCATTGCAGCCATTGCAAATCCTTACTTAAAGTAGTACGTGTATGTTAATATTGGAATTATTATAAAAATTTGTGGTATAAAGTTCAATAACATTGACCACTCCCGCCAACGGTACCCAACGTACATCCACCCACACGCACCCACCAGTTGTAAAAAACTGTTCCAGGGTGTCCAACCGTTAACATGGAAAACCATTGCAATTAGTATTACAATTGCACTAGCGTATTTAATGTACCAAATGTGATCTCTTTTCATTTGAATCCGTTCGCTTGCAACCAGGAATCATAAAATTCTTCTGACTGTTTTGGTATTGTAGAAAACTCTCTTAGTTTTTCGATGGCTAAGCCATTCGCGATATCTTCCAACTGTAAAACATGACTTGCATTTTTTGTAATCAACGATTTACTGATATCAAGCAAATCTTCGGCATAGTCTTCTACTGTACCGTTTCCTAACTGTTCCCATATACGATCGCTATGCAATTCTTTAAATCGGTTGGCAGCCCAGTATGCTAATTTATACCTGACAGTTATGCCAATGAATGGGTGATGATTTCTGATATGGTATTCTAGATCGTGACTTGATAAACTAACTGTGTTCTTAAACTCTTGTATATACTTATCTTTGGCTACGTCATCTTGAAATCTACCTGGCTTTTTTAATTTTATTCTATGATCTGGGACTATCACCCTGGCACCATCTAACTGCACATCCGTAGGATTCAGTAATGCTGTGATCAAATCGCCAGCAGTGCCGCCAGCGTATGCTACAATAAAATAGGTTGTTACATTTTCCATGGTTCCCCTTTATACACAAACCAAAACTTTAAATTTCCGTTTGTGGTATCTGGATTTTCTAAAGCATCATAACTGCCGTCAGGTTGAGCTTGTTTCTTTCTAAAATCAATATTGTGCCAAACTAATTGCATATCGTTATCTTTTGCGACATTCTGTGCCCAATCAAGAAAGTAATCTTCTAAGTTAATTGTTAACCTGTTGATATCCGATACTTGTGTGTCTCTAAAACTGTAAAAAAATCTACAGCCAGGATTCATTATCTTTGTGTACTGCTTACAATACTTTGCTATGTTGTGCGCTTCTGTCCATATATCGCCTCGGTTGTTCACTACAGCAAAGTTATCTGCACGTATAGATAAATTTTCTAAATTGTCTCTATCACTGCAGATATGCACAGACGGATAAAATGTTTTTACTACTGGGTGCATTTCTACAACTTCGATCTCTGGGTATATGTCTTTCAAGTAGTATCCAGAACTCGCAAAAAACACTGTAGTGCCCGGCTGACAGTTTTCTAGTATAGCATAATCATACTCGTCGATCAATGCCTTGCTTGGATTCTTTCGATTCCATAGCCAATACTGATGTTTCAGACGCCCCAGTCTATATCTAATATACTGTGTACGCCAATCTGACTTTATTGGTTGTTCTTCAAAGAACTCTAGTAATTTAGGCATTGCGCTTTCTTATAAAATAGTGTCTGTCAGGAACAGCCCAAGTAAAGGCATTTCCGTAATCCACATAGTTTAAACTTAAATCCGTGATGTCTGCATCAAGCGATTTCTTTAACCACTGTGTTATTGCCAACGTAAAGTTAGAGTCTAGTGTAGTGTCGTGGTAACTGTCGTCAATGTTCACATAGCATCTATTAAGACACAAGTACAGCGGACACCGATCTAATAGATTTTTAACATTGTCCACAATAGCAGGACATGGAGATCTGCTGAACTTCTGATCTGTAATTACAATAATGTCTGCTTCATCTATGTCGTACTTGGGGTCATTTACAAATACATCAGTATCCGTTATGTAATGAGGTTTCGTGTATTCGTTTAGGTACAGAAAGTCGTGTATTTGCCTTTCTCTACGCAATTGATCGTATTGCCCTTCAAAGAATCTTCTTTGTAACCTGTTGAAGATCTTTGCCCATTTATACAACCCTTGTGTTGGATTAACAATAAGTTCCTTACTTGTTTTAAAAATCATTTTATTATAGTTACCAATATGTCTTTGTGTATAGTAGGAACGTCAACAGCATGTCCAAACTCACGTTCAATCCAGTCTGGAGTAAAGTATTCCCATGTTGCACCTGCTTCGTATGCATATTCTAAGATACCTGTATTTTGTTTCTGTATTTCCATCATCATCTTAGCACTGTTTTCGTACCAATCGTAGCAAGGGTACTTTATCTGGAAGCCACCTGCTTCGTGCCACCAAGTGTAACTGGCTAAGTCTGATCTATATACCAGCATTACCCAACTGTGCGGATGGTTAATTTTAAGCCATCTTGCAAAATACGCCCAGTTATGACTCTTAACTAACTTGTGGCCTCCGGGTTCTGGCCACGCTTGGTTTATGTAGTCTATACCTCTATTAAGATTAGCGTCAAACTCCATGCCCTTGCCAAAGTATGCACCTTTGTGCCCACTGTAAGCATGATGGTCGTATGATCGTTCCGGGGTACGGTCACTGGTATTAAATCCAGGTATGGTTTCAATAGTTTGTGCTATACCACTCCAACGGGATCCGGGTACACCAGTAAAGAATATGTGTTCAGGTATTATCATAATATAAGTATACTGTAATTATCAAGGATTGTCAATGAATCAAAAATTACTTAACGAATATTTTGCGTCAGTTTGGAAACCCAGCACATCAGGCTTTGGTGAAACAGGTTTTAACTTGGCAAATGAAATACAAGCCGATGAATGGGTACTTGACGTAGGTTGCGGATATCATCCATACAAAGACCTAATTAAAAACATAGTGGGTATTGACCCTGCAAATGATGCCGCAGACCACAAAGAACAAATAGAATTCTTTGATACAGATCAACGCTTTGATGTTGCATTCTGTTTGGGCAGTTTAAACTTTGGCGATAAAACTGTGGTAGAATATCAGATTGGCAGAATCATGCGGCTAATGAAACCCAAGTCCAGAATATACTGGCGGTGTAATCCTGGCAACTACGACCACAATAACCAAATGCAATACCAGATACAGTTTTATCCTTGGCGTGAAGTAGATCACTATCTAATGGCGCCGCAATGGGGCTATCGTGTAGAAGTGTGTAAACGAGACAGTGGATATAAGAATAGAATCTATGCAGTCTGGACAAGTGAGTGATCGTTACTTATACAGGAATTAAATTATTATGTAGTAGTATTAAATAAAAAAATCTAACTGTTAAATATTTTTATGGGCCGGACACCGTAACCCATACATTTCAAGCAACAAGGAGGTTAGATTGAGTAAACAACGTCGCAAGGCAGTACAATTAGAGGTAGTAACAAATACCAAAAGTAATGATTACAAGTCATATCAAAAAAGAAAAAGTCCTATACAGTTAGTCCCCAAATCACTTAACCAAGAAAAATATGTAGATCTATTAGAAAACGACCAACGTCTAATAGTATTTGCGTCAGGCCCTGCTGGTACAGGCAAAACCATGTTAGCAGTATTGGCCGCACTAAAAGCATTCAGAGCAGGTGAGTGTTCCAAAATTCTTATAACAAGACCAGCAGTTGGTGTTGATGATGAGCAACATGGATTCTTACCAGGCACACTGGACCAAAAAATGGAGCCGTGGACAAGGCCAATTTTTGATATTATAGAAGAGTATTACAGACCACAAGAGGTAGCCCGTTTGCTAGAAGAAAAGTATATAGAGATTGCTCCACTAGCATACATGCGAGGACGGACATTTAAAAACTCGTGGATTATTGCAGACGAAATGCAA